ATAAAGGTCTTCAGCCCCTGCTTTTTTAGCAGCAGGGTTTCTTTTAGCTGCTTTGTTAGCTGCCTTTTGCTCTGCAGCGGCAGCAGCTTGTTTGGCAGCCTCTTCATTTTCTTTAGCTTGCCGTGCAAGAAGTCCTTCTCTTTCTGCTTTAAAAGAAGAGTCTCCACTACCTCCTAAGTAAGAACTGGTTTCTCCAATAAAATCTGCTACACCTTGTTTAACAGAGCCATATCCCTCTACAACTGGGTTTACAATATTTTCAGTGATGTCTAAAGTAAGCGGTGAAAAGTATTTTCCGGTTGCCATCAAATCTTGTCTTCTATTAACCTCTGCTAACTCTTCAGCTGTTGTACCATTTGCGTAAGCTGCCTTACCAAACTGCACCCTGTTACTAGGTAGGTTGACCATCTGACTCAGACCACCGCCCTCCTTAAAGGGTTGCCTCACTTGGTTACCCGCCTGAGAGGACGCCTGTGCTCTGGGAGCGCCTGCAGAAGCTGCCTGCTGGCCCTGTGCTGCTCTCTGCCTCAGAGCGGCGTCTATCTGTTTATCCACGTCTTCCTGTGAGATAGTAGGCGCTGCTGCTTGAGGAGGAGGAGCATCAGAACCACCACCTCCCATTAGCTTATCCAAGCCCATGGGAAGTTTCCCCTGACTCATGGCAAAAGCAGGACTGATATGACCCAGAAGACCTTTGAGACCTCCTTTTTTAGTGGCTCTTACCACGCCATAGGCAGGACTTAGAATACTCATTATATCTTTAAAGCCGCCACCACCTGCCATACCTATGACAGGCTGAGTATCCAGGCCCTCTGTATTATTGATCAGGGAGTTAAGAGCACCTCCTCCTTGGTACTTCTGAACAGGCATCTGACCCACCTGCCCACCTGCCTGACCAAAGGCTCCCTTGAAAGCACCGGCAGAACCCAGGGCTCCCAGTGCCTGCGTACCCACGCCCAGTAGCTGAGTAGATAAGGGTTGAGCAGCGGAGAACTGTTGAGTACTTGTTGACCTGGTAGGGGCCAGGGGGAAACCTCTGAGCACAGAGGAGAACTCTTGCAGGGTCTGAGAGGGGAAAGCTTCCTCTGCTTCAAACTCTTGTCTGGCAAGGTCAATGCCTCTCTGAGCCTGCGTCTGTCTGGCAGCGCCTACTCCTGAGAGCGCACCCAGTTCCTTCAACTGTTGAGCAGGTATGGCAGAACCCAGGGCAGCTAGTTGAGTGGCCCCGGAAGCTTCTCTCCCGCGCTGCTGTGCTATTCTCTGTTGAGCGTCTTGGAAAGCAGCAAGCTGTCCCGTTGCCTCTATGTCGCCCAGCTGTTGGTTTAGGTTCCTCTGTCTCTCTGCCTCTAGGATAGCAGCCCTGGAACCTCCAAAGGCCCCTGCCTGTGCCGCTGCGGCGTCCTGCCTCTGTCCCTGTACATCTGAAACTCTCTCTGCTTCTCTCTTCTGTATGTCAAGGACATTCCTGACAAAAGGATTAGAGGCAGACTGTATCTCTTCAGCAGTGGGGAGGGGGGCAGAGGCACCGCGTGCCAGAGTAGTTGCCTCATCAAAGAGGGGTTTAGTAGCCCCTGGAACAGCTTCTATCTGTTCAAAAGCCTTGGTCTGAGCAGGGTCAAACTCTGATTGAAGAGGACCTTCAAAAGCTTGAAAGCCTTCGCCCTCCTTGCTCTCCTGTATAGCCTGTGCCTTCCCAAAGATATCAGAGATAAAAGGTTTAAGCTCTGTGGGAAATTCACTCTGTTGTACCTGTGTTGTAACAGCAGGCTGGGATTGTTGCTTCTGTCCTCCACCTCCCTTACCATAGCAGATACCATCCTTTCCCATGCAGAGGAGTTCTTCTTCGCTCCACTGGTCAAAAGGGTTATCATTCCATATAGCTTTTTTATACATCATGTCAATGGTCTCTCTATGATTGTGAATCTTTTAATCCATCCAAGTTTCTTTACTTTTCTTTCCCACCCTGCTCTGCCGCAAGCCTCTACAAAGTCACACTCAAGAACCTTGGCAAAGTCTACAAACTTCTGATCCATCTGCGGCATCCACTCTGAGAAGTCATCACCAGAAAGAAAGACAACAGAGAGAACTTTCTTTCTAGGGTAGCTTATTACCTCTGTGGTGGATGCTCCTATGTACTGCGTCTCACCGTCTTCATTCTCTGTATAAATTACCCAGAGATGAAACTTACCTGTTAAACATTCGTGAAGTACGTCTATCTCTTCGTATCTCCCGTAGGTGTAGTCTGTTGCTTTCTTTATGTGTCTTGAGATTTCTCCCCAGATACTTCTAATCTTATCAATAGGTACAAGTGAAATGTTAATCATTCTAGCCTAGACTGCTAAGTCCTCCGCGCATCTCTGGTGGTTGTTTGGGTCTACCGTACTTATCCATTCTAAAGTTATTTATGAACTGATCCAACTGATTTGCGCCTGCAGAGCTAGAACCATTTCCTAGTGAGGATACCACGTCTGCTGGGAAGACGTACTCATCAGGAGAGAGGACAGCGGGTTGCATACCCACCTGACCGCCTTCTTGTCTCCCTGCTATGACAAAGGGAATGTTATCTGACATCCCGTCACCGGGGCCTCTGACCATTCCTTCAAAGTAGGGGACGCTCCCTCCTTCTGCCAGTTGTAGGAGGCCACCGTGTGCTCTCCTGGAGATTCCTCCTAGGTAGCCGCCTTGTTCATAACCACCGTCAGCACCATCAGCACCGCCGTCATCACCAGCACCAGGACCATCACCTCCTCCTTCTCCTCCTCCGTCGGGACCATCAGCACTATCTTCTGATCCGTCGTTTGCTGCGTTACCTCCAAAGCCCGTCGATCCCCCCATACCGTCTGGCCCAGAACCCATACCACCAAAACCTGAAGCATCACCAACATTACCTGAAGTATCAGGGTCATCCGAGGTATCATCTGCTCCAGTATTTCCTCCAATGCCGCCATAGCCAGAAAAACCACCAAAGCCAGATGCGTTAGCGGTACCCAAGGCCTCTGCAACACTCTCAAGGTCTTCGTCTGTCTCAGTCTTCTCTGTTGCATTAATTGCATCCATGGCCTGATTAAAAGCATTCTGTGCCTCTGCTTCTGCTTCTGCTTCTGTTGCTAGTACCTCTTTCTTTGTTTTTATCCCGTGCAAGAGGTGTTCTGCCAGTAGTGTTTTATTAGCTGCTTTAGTATTTTGTTCAGTTTGTGTTTCTCTATTATCAAAGAAGTGTCCTATAAGAGGAATGTGTGAAAGGAAAGACTGAGTTGTATTAATGTTAGGGACCCCTGCTGTATTAGAAAAACCAACAGGAGCACCGAAGGTATCCCCTTGATCAAAAGCAGCTTGCGCTGCGCTTTCATTTGATGCTTGACCTATTGCTGAACCAGCTAGACTACCAGCTACACTACCGGGGAAGCCGCCTGCGAGGCCTCCAAGAATTCCACCTGCGAACTGTGCCCCTGACGATGTATTTCCAGCATCTACGTCACTACCTGAAAGACCTGCACTACTGCTAGTTCCTGCACTGCTACTACTGGTTCCTGCACTACTGCTGGTTCCTGCACTGCTACCAGACGGACTACCAATTCCACCAGTGCCGGTACCGCCTCCTCCAAAAGCTTCTTCCAAGGCCGTCAGTCCACCTGCCTCAAAGGGTTGCGGAGGTTGTCCACCGCCTATGGCCATGCCCGTGGTGGCTATGCCAGGAGGTGTTCCTGCTTTGCCCACGGGGTACCCTTTACTGACGGACTCTTCCTCTTCATCTTCAGGCTTGACAACTGACTGTGCAATCATGGGAAGGAGAGAGGCCCCTGCTCCCCCTGTAAGAGAACCTATGGCCTCTTGAATGTTTCCGCCTGTCTGCAGTCTAAGAAGTCCGCCTTCTTTAGCATTTAGCTCTTCGTTCTCTGTAAATACACCAGGGGTGTAGAACCTGGAACTCTGTCCCTCTGGTAGACCCTGTACCAACTGTTCAATGTCTTTCTGTGTAACTTCCCCGTCTTCGTCTAGGTCTATGCCTCTCCTCTTCCGGGTAAACTTAAAGTCTTTAGGAGTGAACGGTGTTCTGGAGGGACCAGCAGGAGCTTCTGGGAGGGGCTCATCAAAATCTCCTGAGAGTGCCAGAGGCATAACCACTCTCTTCAGAGGATCGTCTGCTAGGTAGTTAAAACCTTCTGAGAGAGTTCTCATGCCGCCGGGACCTGTTGCTGTAGGTAAGGCTGCCTGAAATGGCTCCAGAGCAGGTGAAGCATAGTTAGCAGGGCTAATAAAAGTATCTGCTAACATATCTGTCCCAAGGGCAGGAGTAATAGCAGGAGAGGGCACAACAGGAGGAGTAGGAAACGGCATACTAGCAGCCGCCTCTTCAAAAAATGTGCCTGTAACTGGGTTCATAACTTCAGTACCTGCACCTCCTGTAGCATTCGCTACTTCACCCCCAGCACCTGCTGCACCAAACCCTGCAGTAGCACCAGCACCTAGTCCTGCTAGTCCTGATTTTAAAAGACTAAAGGGTTCTCCTGTGGCTGCTCTTGTCAAAGCATGAGCACCGAACGCTGCTGTACCTGCACCTAGTCCTGCAGCTAAACCTGTTCCTGCTCCCATACTAGCAAACATAGGAGCAGCCATGGGTCCTAAGAAGGTAGCAGCGCCTATGGCAAGGATGGTGGGAAGAAGTTGTTTAAACAAACCAGCCTCTGGAAGACCTGTCTCTGGGTTTGTTCTCAGTGGCTCGTTAAAGACCAGACCAGAAAGACCGTTCAGTGCATTTACTTCTGAATCAGTAACGTGCATAAGCTGCGTATCAGGACCCCTGCCCATACGGCTGAGAGCCTCTGCGTGCATTGCTGGATTTGCCATTGGCTGTTGCATACTATTCATTATGAGAATGTTCCTATTGAGTTACTAAGAGAAGATAGACCACCCTGCATAGACTGGTTTCCTGGGTTAGCTGTGTTCTGAGAAAGCTGCCCCGTGGTTGTACCCGTGACCATTGACCTCTGGCTCTGGTCATAGGGAGACATCCCTTGATTTTCTTGTATATTCCCTAGTGTATTATAACCCCCTGGCATGACATTGGCAAAGTTTGCACCGGGGTAAATGGGAGAAGGTTTAAGAGTATTAAGTGTAAAGTCATAGTCTGACTGGGCCTGTGCTTCAGAAGGAGGAGGAACTAACCTATCTCCTAGACTAGCAGTGGGAATAGGAGAAGCAATAATAGGCTGAAGAACCATGGAGTTCTGTCCCTGCGGGGAACCTAGTGCTCCTCCACTTTGAAACCCAAGAACTCCTGAAAGTCCAGAGTCATCTTTGCCTTCTTCAGTTTCTTCTTCTTGACCAGTTACAACTGTTGTAGAAGAAGGAACACCGGAGAAAGGTACTTGAGAAGGGGGAGCTATTCCAAAAAGTCTGTTTACATCAGCATGAGCATTACTTGGAAAACCAGAAGCTAACTTTGCTTGAGACTCAGGAGTCTTCATTGCAAAGTGAGCTAGTGCGCTTCCCAAAGTATGATCTCCATTACTACCTCTTCCCATCACTTTCCCCTGTTAACTAAAAGAATTAAAATCTGACCACCCAATGGTGGTGCCTGCAACACTTACAAAGCCTCTGAACTTACCTGTCTTTCTTTCATAGACTATATCACCTGCCCCTGGCCTGCCCAGAATACCAGAGGATACAGTTCTATTAACCCTTAGTGCGCCTGTTCTTGCACTGTCTAAGTCTCTGCCCTCTAGTTCATTGATGATAGAATCCGCCCACTGTCGTATCTCTGTATAAGTACTTATAAGTTCAGCGTCTGTAAGAGAATAGAGATCAGGTAGCGTGGGATAAACTGCTGCCATAACTACCTACCTGAGACCATCTGGTTGTATGTCTAGTCTAAGGTCACCATATCTCCACTCTGTGCCCGTGGCGTTGCTCTCCACTTTAATTCTTGCCTGTCTCCCCCTGGACCTAAACCTAACCGTCTCTGTGTTCTGAGTTAGGGTAAAAGGTCCTTTTGTTTTAAGAGCACCGTTGGGAAACTCTTTAGTTTGAATGGTAAAAGAAAGCTGTCCATTATTAATTTCAACATCAGGAATTAATCTGTCAACAAAAAGCATATCATTACCATCACCTATTCCAAAGTCTGCACTTTCAATAAACGAATCTATTTTTAATCCTTTACCTGTGAAGACATCAGGAACTTCATTATCATATATTCTGGTGACGCCTATAGAAGTACCAGTATTGACAACATTATCATAGATATCTCTGTCATCCCAAGTAGTCCATATGGCATCCCCAAAGACCCAATAGTTTTCCTCCATGGACCAAGACACATACTTGTTACATTCTGTGGAGTCAGCAGAGGGGTAGAGCCACGTAATTTCTTTAAACTCTGAGTTGACCCCGGCGTATACTTTGCTCAACTGATCTGTGTTAATATCACTAAAAACATGTCTTCTCACTGTGCAGTCAAGTCTTCTTACTCTACCGTCAAACATAAAGAAGTTATCGTGGCCCATCCAGACAGGTATACCGTCCATGTCTATGCCACCGTGCTGACTGACGCCTCCACAACCTGTGCCTAGCTCAGAGAAAGAGAAGATAAAAGGAGGACCAGTGAAGCGCATACCATATAGAACGTGATCAGTAAGAACTGCAATTTGGTTTCTGCTTCTGATGCCTTGTATAATCGTAGTACCACCTGAGAGTGTGTTTTCTCCCGCAGTAGAACTGATAGAAGGTGTCCAATTAGTATAATCATTTTGATCTGACCACCTGACAAGTAAAGGTTCCTTTACTCCTGCTGCATTAGAACAACCAAATGCAATGACGTGCCTGTCATTAGGAGATACAATAAAGCTATTAACACTCACAGGAGCATTGGTAACAGCAACTGCTCTTACGTCTCCTCCTAAAGTTGGAAACCACTGGAAGAGACCCTTCCCTCTTTTATTGGCCAGTAGTATTTCACCAAAGGTATCCAGCTGCCAGTTAGCTGCTTCAAAGGTAATACCAGAGGAGACAGCAGGAGAGTCCCATGTTCTAAACCCTGCAGTGGTACTGACATCTACAAGGAACTGCGCCACTGCCAGTCCCGCTCCTGTACTGGTGGCCACAGCAGAGACAGCAGAGTTAAATCTAAAGTTATTAACATCTGTAACAGAGAGAACCTGAAAGATAGGTCCTCCAAAAGCTGTATCAGTAAGTAGGATATTACCACCAATTGTATTAGCAGTTGGGAAGTAAACAAAGTCATTAACTTCTAGACCGTGAGAATTACTATTAACACTGACAGCTATACAAGCTGCCACCACGTTTATGACACTGGTCAGTACCACAGAGGTAAAGACTTCTGCATTATAAGCAGCTGCCCCGTACCCTGTACCTGTTATTCCAACGGAAGTTCCAACAGGTAACAGGTACTTAGCTGTGGCATGTCCTTTTGCACTCTGGTTAGAAGCCGCTGAGACAGTATTATCAAAAGCATACCTGTTGGCACTGATAACACTGACAGAGAACATATTATTAAATGTATAGTTAGTGGGAACAGAGGAAGAGGTAAACACTGCAAAGTCACCAGTGGTAAGACCGTGTGCTGTATCTGATACGCAAACTCTTACACTGTTAAGAGTGGTTCCAAAAGCATTTGTAAGATTAACAGATTCTCTCACCGGAGTTATATTATTAGTTACTCCGTTGTCATATTCATAAAGAAACTTTTCTGTCCCAGCGGCAAGATGCTTCTGCGTGATGTTATCCTGCCACGTAATAATATCCCTACCAGTTCCTACCAGAGTTCCAGAAGTTTTAACTTCCCATCCTCTAATATTCTCTGGTCTTTTATCTCTGAACCTAACTCTATTCCCGTCATACCAAGAACCCTGCTCCGCATACTGCGTAGACTCCCTGTGTATTCCTGGTCTAAAGTTAAGTTGTTTTGTTTGTGACTCTGTAGACAAATCCAGTTCCTCTAAGTAGCAGTGGAGAAAGCTTTAACAACAATGGTTGAAAGAGCAGTGGTGGTTTTAGCGTTATAAACAAGAAGGTCAACTGCGTTAGCCCCTGTACTAAGTGTAGGAGCAGTTCCGCTTATAAAGGTATAGGCAGTGGCAAAAGAAAGTGTTCTACTCCCGGTACCATCCTGAACAAGATATATGTGGCCTGTCTGTCCTGGTGTTACACCTGCAGGAGCGCCTAGTGTTCTATTCCCAGCCAACGTCAGTGCAAAGTTATTACCAAGGGCCATATTAACAGCAACAGAGGCAGCGTCTGTCAGGGAGACAACAGGGGTAACAACAGGGGCAGTGAATGTTTTAGCAGCAGTAATTGCACTAGCAACAGAGGCTCTGACAAATCTAATATCAGCAGTGGAGACAGGTATAAGATTAGAATCTGCAGTTCCAAAGTCTAATTCAGCTGCAGTGCCTAGGTTAAGGCCAACTGCATTGGACTGATGAACAGACACCCCGTCACAAACAAACAATCCGTTTGCACTGACCCCCACAGTTGCGCCTGCGCCTGCCAGTGTTTTAATTTTTGTAACTTCAGCGGCTGCACGAGTTGTTTTATTTCTAATAAAGTATCCTTTAGACTTTTGAGGTATAACAATATTAACATTGCCTGTCAAAGCTCCTTTTAGTTCAATAAAGGCGCTCCTGGCTTGGTCAGCAACACCGTCTGAATTTGTAAGTGTAACGTCCACAGAAGAAACAGTTATAGTAGTATAGGCAGCTACCGCATCATCAACTAAATCAATGACGTTTTGATTCAAGACTCTACCCCAAGAGTTAGGGTTCTCTCCCTCTCCTTGTTTTTCTAACCGTATTCTAGTTGTAAATGATGACATCTATTTAATTCCTTGGTTTAAGACGTGAATACTTTCTGTATAATAGCAGACATTGCGGCTCCTATACCAGAGGCTACCAGAAAAACTCCTAGAAGAACTCCTTTACCTTTGTCTAGCTGACTCTCAAGCTGATCAAGTCTAACAGAAAGTCTATCTACCTCAGTGCTAAGCTGATCCACAGCTTGAATCATCTTTCCTAGTTCAACGTCTGTCAGATGACTTCCCACTCTAGTAAGTCATCTCTTTGGCAATAAGCGGCTTACCTATGGAAATAACATAACCAGCAGTTTTTTCTTTATCAGGTACTGAAACAGCAAGAATACTTGTTTCTTTCTTATTAGAATCTGTGTAGCTTCCAATAACCTGTTGTACTATAAAACTTAGAGGAGGGTTTAAATTTATACAATCTTGTGCTACGGTCTTTCTAAAAACACTTTGACGTAGCGTGTGTCCTCCTTTAGTATCTGCCAGGGCAACTTCCATTATATCTTTCTCTGTTCTACATACATAAAAAGATGCTACAATATCACCCTTTGCCCAAGTTACTTTAGAATCTTGAGCAGTAACACATGCGGGTAGTGTGCTAAGAACAAGGCCAAGGATAAGATACTTTAAAAATCTCATTAGTTTTATTCTTCTAGCCTTGGATCAGTAGGCCACTCATCAAACTCTGAGGCTTCCTTACCAGCATCTTGCATCTCTTGTGTATAGATTGTCATAGCTTCAAGACCTGCAACATCTGTCGCTGCATCTATGGCAGTTTCTAAAGCTACAGCTTTTGCTCTAAGATCAGAACGCCACTTAGATATATCAGCAGGAAGTGCTTCATCAGTTTCTATTTTTCTAATATGATACCAGTCTGTTTGAGTAAGGTAACTAGAAAGAACAGAACTAATATGATCCTTCATCACAACTTTAATACTAGCCATATCTCTGGCAGTCTGTGTCTTTGCTACAACTACTCTATCTTCTTCTACAGAAGGAGCAGCTTCAGAGGTTGTATAAAACATATTCTCAACAGAATTACCTGTATAAACATAAGGTACAATACCTAGTGCTTTTCTAGCTGCATCTGTCCATGCCCTAGTAAAGATAGAGACGGGATACTGAATATCATTAATCGTCATACCTTTAGGAGTGTTGATAATTTCTACCAACTGACTGCCCATAATTCTTGCCCACATGTTCTTAGTTCCTTCCTTAAATTATCTACTATATACAGGAGGTAGCGTACCATTACCGCCTATGTCTGCCATGGTTACGTAGGTGTAATTATTTCCGCTTGTGTTAACATTATCTGCGGTATCCCTTACCTTAAACCCATCAGCTAAAAAATCAAAATTTCCTATATGTGCCGCACCTGCGGCAGTTGTATTTGCTAGAAGAACAAGCGGGTTAGCAGCGTTAAATGGATATCTAGCTGTGTCTAATATATTCCACTGACGGCTCGCAGTAGCCGTCTGTTTAATCATAATCCAACGAGGCAAAAATCCTGTATTGATAAATGGTCCATCTGCAGCACCATTTCCTGTATAGCTTCCTACTTTACACACACCAGGAATTGACCTGAATGCATAGAAAAGTACACTTTTTGAAGAAGGATTAATTTCCGCATTATTGCCCATTTTAAAAACTGTTGAACTAGGAAGTGTACTATTAGTTCCTCCAAACTTTGCACTATTTACAGCGAAAGCAGTATCTCTTGCCCAGTCTCCCTGTGTATTTGCACTAGGTGAGCCTGCTGCGTCTTTGTGCCAGCAGACACCATGCACGGCATCTGCTAGAGTTTTTACTATAATCATCTCAGGGATTCCACCAAGACCATGTCCAACCGTGGCATTATCTGTGGCATTTCCCGTATAAGTACCTACACTAAAATGTTCAGAAGCAGCAGTAATTACTGTGCTGTCTAGGCTACCTTCTTCATTTAAAGTTCCAGTTGTGGCAGCATCTCCCATAAGCCATTGCCACATAACGAATGATTCATTGACAGTATTTACCTCTGCGTTGTTAGCAACTTGTACACCTCTTTGAAGGAATCTTGTTAGTGTGTTGGCGTTGAATACTTCTGCTTCCGCTTCATTAGAGTGCCAGTCCTTACCCACGCCCCTGACTCTATCAAAAAGCATGTGATTATCAGTGGCATCTCTGTTCTTTATCCAAGCAAATGCTGTAATCTTAGACTGAGTATCATCTAGGTTGTCTTGATTGACTGCAACAAATCCTGTTGGAGGGGTGAATGCAAATGCAGACTGCCCTCCAAAATTTACAATGTTATCAGCTGTAGTGACACTGTTCGTCATGCCTACAACAATATCGTAGGATATATTTCCTGTTATTGTAAAAGCAGCATTAGCGCCGGTAACTGGATTACCCGAATCTTCAAAAGTATTATTTCTAGCAAAAAAGATTTTATTGTTATCTAAATCTATGGCAACTCCTACAACTACACCCGCACCAACAGCACTGCCATACGCTGTAAAAACTCCGTTATTAAAAATATTACCATCGGCAAAATAATATGAATATTCATTAAAATTGCTACCGGGTAAAGTTCCACCAGTAGTAACAAAAGGAGGTGAACCTATGCCGACTATAATGTTAGAGTTAGCAGTTTCTGGTGTAAATTCAAAATAAAACTTACCACTTGTTAATCCCCTTAAAGTTGCGGCTGTGCTTTTCCACCCCGATCCGCCTGGACTAAGCCGTGTACCACCGTTAGTTAAAACATTGCTTTGATTATTATCAGTATCAAAAGTTGCAAAGTTTTTGCTAGGTGTATCTATAAACTGATCTGTGGCTGCCCAAGCACCAAGGGCTGCAAAATCATTATTTTTTCCAGAACTATCTTTAGCTATTCCGCCACCGTCTGTTTCGTAAAGTTGTATCTCTCCTAACAATCTACGTGTGCTGAGTGTGGTGTTCATCTGCACATAATAAAATCTAAAAGCTGCACTGTTACTAGTGGCATCTATAACCACCGTTGCACCTTTTGTAACACCGTCTGCAACAGCAGCCGTTCCTAAAGTTGTCGTTCCCGACAGATCATTACTACTTGTTGCTACTGCTGAGTTACTACCAAAAAGTGTCCAAGTGACTGCGCCAGAGGTAAAGATAAATCCAGCAGCAGAACCGTCTCCCGGTTGGTTTCCAAACAACGTAGCAGATTTAATTGTTTTAGTTTGTCCACTGCCAAAGTCTACGCCCCACCACGATTTCGTAGTGACGTTACTGTTTTGAAAAATAAGGTTAGAACCTGCATTAAAAGAACCAAATTGAGTACCATCTGTTAGCAGAGAAACTGCACCAGTCCCCAAATCATCAGACTTCAAACCTGTTTTACCAAGTGCTACGTTTACAGGGCTATTTTCAAAATCTAAATAAAAACCTTGATCACCAAAGGTTAAACCAGTAACTGCTTTCGGCACCCACTTGTTTGTACTGGTGTCCAATTGACCAAACGAAGAGGCAGATAAAAATTGATTATCCAGAAAAACTGTCTCTGCAAAATACCCATCCCATTGATTTGCAGATACACCGTTAAAGCTGCCTACAAATTGAGTAGCACCAGAATCCATGTAACCCAGTTCTGAATCTTTCGTTAAGCTTGCTCTGCCGTCTGTTGCAAAAGAAGTAACTAATACGCCGTCTATATACATTAACGCTCTGTCAGCAGCGGCGGAAACACCTGTATCAACTCTAAGTACAAGATTCCTCCAAAAACCCCCACCCTTTAAATCAGCGTTAGTTTTTAAAATAGTAGCGCTACCGTGTAGAAAAGTTATCTGACCACTGGCATCCATCTGTAAACTAAAACGGTTAGTTGCGGTTGTTCCTGTGTCAAACAATACATTATCGGTATCAATGACTGATGTTTTGTACCAGACAGACCAAGTGCCTTTCTTGCCGCCAGAAGAAGAAGGAGTACCAACACGTCTGCTAAATGCTCTTGCATCATCATGCTGAAACATTGCAGAGTTAGCTACAGCAAGTGCATCCGTAAAAGGAACAAAGTCTCCTACTCTTTGACTTGTACCATTGCCTTCATAGAGAGTAGCATCAAAGAAATCTTTTCCTTGAAAATCTGGTGCGGCTAGGTTGTCAGATGCCCAGTCTACATAACCATCTGGAGGCGTATGAGAAAAAGAAGCCTGACCAAAGTTCACCGATACGTTTTGCGCTGAGCCGTCACTGTTTCCAACATGGATTCCATATGATCCATCGCTACCTAGTTCAGTAAGATCAAAACCTCCTGTACCTGCTAAAACTTGTGTGGCAGTAAGTGTTATGGTTGGATCACGATCCATAGAGTGAAATGTACCATTCTTACTTACCCAAAATTTATTAGCTTCAACGTCTATTAAAATACCCAATACATCATTAGTCGTATACGCAGGACATTTCTTACCAGACGGAGAACTAGAACTTACATATACGTCACCACCTTGCTGACATGCCACAGCACCAGTGGCTGCAAAACTTGTAGGATTAGTGCCATTAATTGCCACTCCTAGATAGCTATTTCCTATGGCAGTGACAGTTATCTCTGCGTATTTTTTTCCAGCAGAGGCAAAAAGTGTTGACCTAATAGACGCATTAGCTTGTGCATTAACCCTTGTATTACCTTCACTTAAAACAACAGTGGCAATATCGTTAAGAGGATTCATAATTGGGAAGACTTTACTAGGAGTATTAGTCCTTTGATTAGCCGCTGCCATACTAGTAGGAGAAAAATCATTATTGTTAGAGCTAATATCATTTCCCAGATCAGATGAATTTGCATAGTCTAAACAGAAACTATCACCTCCTGCTGAACTAGCTAAAGAAGCTATATCTGCATTTGCTTTAGGAACAAACTGAGAACCGTTGGTTCCGTAGGTAAAGGTATCTAAAATATCCGGAACACCTACGTCATTGTTTTGAATGCTATCGTCATCTAGCATAAAAGATTGTGCTAGGTATATCGGAGCAAACTGACTAGAACCGCCACTGCCGATTCCCCATTGGGTTTCCCCGCCACTACCTCCCGTGATGCTGGGATTATCATTTAGTGCATAATCAGGTGAAACAGTTAGAGTATCAGTTCGATCAATCCCATTGATAAAATATCTTAGCCTGCTCCCGGCAACTGCGGTGGTATCTATTGATATCATAATATGATACCAACCTATGTCTCTCAGCACCATCCCAGACGACTCAGCAGCGTACTGCCCACTCCCGGCACTGTCAAAATCATAAATAGAAATCAAGCCTTGTTTACTTGCCTGGTCTTGCATTCTCATACCAAATTCAGCCGTACCGCCACTTCTTTTACTAAAGATTGTAGAGTCTGCGGTGGTAAATCCAGTTTTTTGAAACCAAGTTCCTATGACAGCTTTTGTCCTGGTTTTTGCACCTAACGCTACTGATAAAAAATCTGCTGATCCATCGAGCCATACTGAATTAGGAATAAGAGTAGGATCAAAAGGTTCTGGTCCTGTACTCTGTCCACCTGCACCTAGTAGAAGATTGTTACTAAAAACACTCATTATGAATACGCCTTTGTCAGAACAGCTTGAACATCTGTAGATGTTTGTACAATATAATCTAGCCTATCTCTTGCTGCTGCGTCTGTAGAAAGTACAGGAGCAGTGCCTCCTATAAAGTCCCAAGAAGAACCAAAGGCCAGTGTTTGAGAACCTGTGCCGTCCTGTGTGATAAAGACACTACCCACCTGTCCTGCCACACAGTTGGTGGGATTGGAAAGAGTTCTGTTCCCTCCCAGCGTCACGGTAAAGTTCTGTCCTGTGTTGAGGTCTACGGCTATGTTTGTTCCATCAGTAAGAGTCACAAGGTCTGCAATTGCACCTCCCGCTGTCATTCTTAGTTTCTTTCCCAGGAGAGTACTGACAGCGCCTAGCCCAACGCCTGCGCTCATCACCAGTGTAGTACCAGAGACTATACCTGTAAGTTTCCCACCTGCCAGAGGTAATCTGGTGGCTATGCTAGTGGCCAGTGTAGAAGAAACATTTGCAACAACTGTATTGATAGAAGTAATAGCAGCAGTGTTAGCAGTTATAGCCGTGGTACGATTACCAATACTGGCGGCAAAGGTAGCTGATAAGTTTGTTATAACAGTGTTAACAGAGGTAATAGCAGCAGTTCTGGCAGCAATGCTAGTGGCCATTGTAGCTGATAAGTTTGTTATAACAGTGTTAACAGAGGTAATAGCAGCAGTTCTGGCAGCAATACTGGTTGCCATGGTGGCAGAGAGAGCAGTGATAACATTATTAACACTGGTCAGTGCAGCTGCATTAGGTATAGCAGTGCCGCCTATGAAGATATTGGTAGAGGCAAAGAGGTTAGCAGCGGATACATTACCAGAGAACTCTGCAGCTACTCCTGATACCTTGGTGGTAAAGCTACCCTTTGCTGCTACAAGGCTAGTTGCGCTGACAGCGGTGCTGAAGCTACCCGTGGCAGCGTCTACCTCTGTCAGACTAAGCGTAGGATTGACCACAACTGTGGCACTGGTGGTGGCAGTGGACACTGAGACACCGTTCATGGAAAGTAGAACAGTACCGTTCCCATGCGTCAGGGCAGTGAAACCACCCGCTGCTAGGCTGTTAAGCTGGTCTGCCGTGGCAGTTAGAACAGTACCTCCCAGAGCAAACTGTCCAGCTACGTTAAACTGAGCCGTGCTCATGGCAATGGGAGAAGCGGTTCCTCCTCCGTCTTGAATATTTCTTACCGTTCCGTCTAGCCCTGCATTAGAAGTTGCTGCATTAACTTGTAGCAAGTCTCTAAAGGTATTGGCTATCTTGGCATTTGTTAAGTTTGCCATGCTATGCTATTCCTCACTTATATAAAGTTCCACTGCGTTATCTCTTCACCCCAGGTAGTGGTCACTGCACTCCAACTTTTATTCCTATCAGAATTATCAGGCGGCCTAGCGTCTTTAATCACTTCTTTATCTAGTAAAAATTTTACTCTATTTTGAGGGTTGGTAACAAGATTAAATATACCATCGCTCTCTGACTTAGCAATGATAAAGTTAGTTCCTGGTTCCTTGACCCTCTGATCAAGCCTGTGCCTGAAGCCTGATCTATCACTGATAAAGAAACCTTTTTTAAAAGACATCTAACATTTCCACCTTTTTCTAGCTTGTCTAAGCCTTGAGTTAGGGTCCTTTGCAGCCTTGGGAAACTTCTTCATTTGTCCTGCTGATCTGGCGCAGTAACTCTTGCGCCTATTTGAATCCTTACTACCTTTCTTAACAGACCCTGTGACAGCTGTCTTTAGTTTGCTCCCTGGGTTGTCCTTCCTGTACTTTGCCACACCCTTCTTGGTCATGCCAGCACCAGACTTGGTAGGTCTTTTCTGACCACCGCTGATACTGTGTCCTTTCATGCTACCCTTTTTTAGAGGCATTCTTTTTCTTCTTAGGAAAGCCTGCTTTCATATTAGCATAAGCTTTAGGTGTGATAGTACTTTTCTTTTTAGACTCACTGGTGCCTGCTTTCTTTTTAGCATTAATGTTTGCATATAGTCCTTTAGGTTTAGCCATTGTCTATACCACCTGTAATCTAGGAGTGATGAAGAGGCTCACTCTGTTTCTATCTGCGTCTAGTGCGCTCTCTAAGAGTTCTTCGTACTTGGCTTTAAGAACAACAATTCTTTCTGCAGGGACGCCTGCTCTCTTATAACTGAGGTAGTAGGCAAGCCCACAGGTCAGAGCAGGAAGAAATCTGAAAGGGATGTCTGCATTCTGGAGAGCACTCTTACTAACGTCTGCCAGTCTTTTCATTCTGTAGTTTCTAAAAGTATAAGTATCTGCTGCATCAGGAACAGGGAAGAAGAAGGCTGTGACTACTTCTCTGCCTCTGAGAGTGGCAAACTGTGTGGGCCTACCAGAGGTAGTCTTATTGGTGATAGCCTCGTATTCCTCATACCCTATACGGTTCATTTGAAAGTCATTGCTATTGGAGGTGAGTCTGATGTACCCAGAGAGCACGTCCACGGTCTCTGCAGGGAGAGCATACTCTGCTGTTCCTGTGACCAGTGTGGTGCTGGCCAGGTCTGTACCCCAGAGGAGAACACCACGGTTCTGCCAGTCTGTCAGCATCAGGTTAAGTGATCTCCTGGCAGTGATAGAATCATTGGCAAGCTCTGCCTGACCACCTATCATGGCATAGGCTTCTTCTATAACCTCGTCTATAAAGAAGGTGGTGTCAAAATTAGATGTGGTTGCAATTGCCATGTTGTCTTACCTATTCCTCATCCAAGCTGGTTTGGTAGGGCTATCCACTGAGTGTACAACTTTACCGCCTGCCTTAAAAGGAAGCGGTTTCATATAAGGAACTCGTCTTCCAGAGGGAAGCTCTTGTTCTACATTTACTTTTTTTAGACCATAAGGTTTAACAGTTAGGTCATACTTTTCAAAAGCCATCAGGGACGGTACCTTTCTTTTATTTCCTTTAGCAGTGGTTCTGAGCGTTGCTGTAGAACTGTGTCTAGCTTAGAATCCATTCTCTGTACCAGAGTTTCTACTCTACTGCTCTTATCTATCAGAGAAATTATAATTTCAGCTTGACCTTTTAAGGCCCCCGCTACATCCTTGAGCATAAAATGGAGAAGCTTCCAAGCTGCTGCACCTGCTCCTATGGTGGCAACTATGGCAAGCCCGTAATCTGATACAGCTTGAAATACACTAAAGTCTTCCACCATCTATTTCCTTTCTGGACTATTCCTCTGAGGGAACTGGATTACAAGAACAACCTCCTTCGTTGGTGCTTGAACAATCTTTACAACCTGTACACTGACAAGAAGGATTAGAACACCTTTTCTCTTGTTCCTTAGACAACGTCCGGTCCTATTCTAGCTGCACCGTAGCCCTGACCTGTGGGCTTACCGTTGAAGGCGTTTAATTTTTCAGAGTCCACGGGAGGGTTCTGATCAGGAATAAGGTAGTCTTCTTTGTTACCTCCCTTTCCAACCTTCCCTCCTTTTTTAAGTTTTCTCTTCTTGTCATTCATATAGTTCATTGGCATATCTAAGTTCCTTACCTGTTTCCTTTGTCCATATCATATAGACCAGAAGAGTTTAAAATTTTTCTAGCTTTTGCTTTATCTGCTTTTGAAGCTCTTTTTAAAGCAGCCTTAGAAAAAGCTATATTGTCCTTGTTAGGATTATCTGAAGCAAGTTCATCCTGAATAGAGGCCAGATGTTCAACCGCACCTCCGCTGTCTACAGGCCCACCTGCTTTAAGTTTAACTAAGCCTCTCTTCTTGGCATTCATATAGTTCATTGGCATAGCTTAAAATCCTCTCAGTGCTGCGCCAGAGCCTTTACCAGAGAACCCGGCTTTACGCTTTGCAGTCTTGTTCATTCCTTGGGTCTTCATCTTACCTCTGCCAGGTCTTCCACCTGCCTTATCACCCTGTTCTTCTTCTTCATCATAACCTTTCTGGGTCATGTACATAAAGTCATTATTATCTTTTGAGTAAGACTTATACTTACCGCCTTCTGTGGGGTCCTTCTTAGGCTTAGAACTGCTACTGGAAGCCTTTGTCTTATTCGCAGATGGTGTTTGTGCAGATGGTTTGCTAGATGACCCACCAGTTCCTGGAAGTTTCTTAGCAGGGACAGGTTCAGCATTCCCAGTCATTGGTTCTGTTGGTGAAAGTGCTGCTCCTGCTGCTCCTGTTCCTAATGCTGTTAATGCTACTTTTTGAGCAGTGCTCATAGAATTACGCTTTGGACTTTTAAGATTAAAGCCTGATTTGCTTGGAACAACTGCTGCTGCTGTAGGCTTTCTTGGAACAACTGCTCCTGCTGTTGGAGTTCTAGGAGGGCCTTTCTTAGGAACTACAAAATCAGGTTTAGCTGCTGTAGGTGTAGCTGCTGCAGGTTTAGCTGCTGTAGGTGTAGCTGCTGCAGGTTTAGCTGCTGTAGGTTTAGCTGCTGTAGGTGTAGCTGCTGCAGGTTTAGCTGCTGTAGGTGTAGCTGCTGCAGGTTTAGGTGTAGAACCGGAAGATGTAAACTTTGTATTATTTGGTTTTTTTCGGGTTGGTGCGGCCCGTTGTGCTTTAATATTGTCTTTAATCTTCTCTGGTGTATTTTTGAAAGCCTTTCTACCTGTATCAAATATACTTTTAGCTACGCTGTACTTACCCATGTTTTCTCTCCTAACTGGTGGTGTTGCTTTAACTGCTCGACCTGCTTTATTCACTGCTTTACCTGTACCAAGTATTGCTTTTCCTCCTGCTGCTGTAGCAACAGTGTCTGCAGCAGCCTCTATTATATTCCCTGCTGTAGGTTTATCTAAAGCCTTGTTTACAGCTTCTGCAGGAGTTCCCAAACTTAGCAATCCTTGTA